CGTCAAATTCGGGTTTTCTTCGCCTAAATCACCGGCAGGCACAATAGCGCCTTGCACGGTTATGCCCAAATCTTCAGGCACATAGCCTGCGTATTTATAAGCGTTCACATCATTATCCAAATAGCTGAAATCTATTATTTCAACTATCAGCCCCTTGCGGGTATTATCATATTCCACATTCTGCCAGGTAAAATTACTTAGTATGCTATCGGGTTTCCATCCTATCATAGCGCCCATTACCATAGCGCCAAAACTGTAATGTGCAAGCTTTGCATTTTGCTGCGCAGTAGTTGCCATATCAATATTGCTTGTGCCGCGTAAAAAATTCATAACACAGTGTATGCGCAACACATTGCGTTTATATACAATACCCATTTTAACGTTATCGGGCGTTGCCTGTATAAATTCAATAAAGGCGGCAGGGCACCCAAAGCTATCATGTTTTGCAGGGTCATCATACTGGCCATTAAACAAATCGAATGTTTTTAAGCCGGTAACCTTTGCGCGCAGGCGCGTTGCAACATCCAGTATAAGCGGTGCATTCATAGCTAATTATTTTCGGGTAAAATCATTTTATCAATACGCTTTTGGTTAATGGCATCCAGTTGTTTAGTAGGGCCTAAAAACTGCCTGCGCTTTATTTTAACTGTGTAACTATCCTTTTTGGTTAGCGCCATTGCCTTATACATTTCGTTGCCCGTTTTATAAAACATGGCCCACGCAAACTTGCGGCTCTGTTTGGTAATACGCACTTTAATTGTTGCGCCAAAATTGTGGACATCGGCATATTTAACGGCTATACCTGTAACCTTTACGGCTATATAATTGCCTGCCACAAATTTGCGCAGGCCCTTTTTAAGGTTGGCGGTTCCCTTGCCTATCAATATGGGCCTGTCGGGTGTTAAATCATGTTGGCGCTTATCCCACTTCTCATCCCCATTATCGCCCTGCCATGCCTGTTTCCTAAAGCCATCTTTAAAAAACTTTTCGGCATCATTGCCTATCAGCAAGGGCAATTCCTTAATGCCCTTTCGCACCCGTTTTATTTCTTCCAGTATATTGCCCCTGTTAAGCATGCAATTACTTTTTAATAAGGTTTTCGCTGGCCTTCAATACCTTCATTTTTTCATGTTGGGGTATTGATTCGAAGTAGGGCGCTTTATCACTAAACACTACCTTTTCAATGCCGGGATTGATTTGAAACATGGGCGCAATGGGTTTTATAGTTACCTCATCAAGGGCTTTGCCGGTTGCATCACCGTCTTCCTGTATTACTTCGCAGTTACAACCGAAATGGCGGGGCGGGAAATTGCGGTTCCAAAAAGGGTCATCAACATCCAAACACAAATCATCAAGCCCTTCGCAAATGGGGCAAACGTTTTCGCCATCGGTGGTTTGCCATCTAAGTTTAGGCAGCGTTGCCTTTTCCTTTTGGATAGTATCCCATTTTCGGATAGAATAACTTGCGTTATGCGCCTGCTGAAACTCAACCTTCGCATAAGTTTTGTTATAGGTATCATCTATCGCCTTCACCCCTTCAAAAAAATCTTCGAATGATTGTATGTTATCCTTATCGGTTAGCAGTGCGCTCATTTCCTGTAACTGATTCCAGTTTTTAGCGCCACTGAAATGGAATACATTTTGTTGCAGCGCCTCAAGCAATTTGTAATCAGCGGCGCTTATGCCGTCCTCATCCATGCTCATGCCGAAACCTTTTTCAACGGCGTTCATAAACTCATCAGCCGTTTCACGAACCATCGCGGGGTCAATCAGGTCGTCAAATTCGCCGTCATACATTCTTTGCGCAAGGTCGCGCAGCTTTTCTTGCCAGGTCATTACTTACCGGTTTTAAGTATTTGGCTTCTATCCAGGTGCATTACCCAACCATCGGGTGTTTTAATGCGGTAAAGCCCGTGCGAATCTTTACTCTTATATATACCGGGTTTCCAAACAACACCGATGGCATTGTAATCACGGTATTGAACGGCACAACCTTTTTTAAGATGAGGGCCGCAAAAAGCATTAACGGATAATAAAAGGCAGGCAATAAGGACTGTAAGTGTTTTCATAAGGTATTTTGGTTAAGAATGCTTGTGATTGTATAGCTCTTCAATGCTTTTGTGCAGCTTAACGATGTTTTTAAAGCTACCGGTAGCGGCCTCTTTAACCGCCAAAGCCAGTTCAGCGCCATTCACTTCATCGTCTTCACCCCCCTCGCTACCCCCCTCTTTGCCCGGATTGGCAGGGTTGGGTTGCACTGCCTTCTTTCCGGTAATGGGAACGCCATATTGGTCTACAAAGAATTGCGGGTCTATATCATAAGCAGCTAACAAGCCTTGATAGACCGCCCATTGGTTAGGGTCATAGTTGGCTTCCTTCGGATAACTGAATTCGAAGTTTTCAAGGCCATAGCCCTGAAGGTTCAATACAGGCAATACGGTTTCATTCACCCATATTTCATTATCGCGCCTGTTCTCTTCGGCGGTTTCATCACTGGTATTTTGATGAACGCTTCCTTGTGCCTTGCTGCCGCTTTTGCCGCCTGTTTCGCTGGTAAGGGTTTCGCCCAATACCATTTTGCTCAATTCGGCATTAACTGCGTTGGAAAGCATATAAAACACGTTGTAGCTATCTGTGCGTTGGGTTTCGGCAAACTTTAGGCTTTCGCCGGTATGGAATATTCCATAAGCATTTTTACCCATGTTAACCAGCGCATTTTTAATGCGGTCAACATCTTTAGGGGTAATGTTATCGGTTTCTACATAGCGTATTGGCAAACCAAATATTTCGCAAAATTCGCTCCAGGCAATAAAGGCATTGCGCTTAAACAATACATAAGGGGCGGCGGGGTTCATATAACCGAAGTCGCCGCTATCAGCTTCAAATATCCAGGGCTTTAGGGTTGGGTCATTGCGGTAATCAATCAGGTTTTGACTTCCTACGCTATCTATATAACAACCTAAGTTCGGGATAACAAATTTTGGGTTTACCAATTCCACGCTCTTAATTTCCCCCTTATCAAATTCATTGATTTGCATAAGCGAGTTGCCGGAAAATTTGGATTTGGCCTTATATTTAAGCACATCAAAAAACCATCGCTTCAAAAGCAGTTTAACGGCCTCCGTATCGGGCTTGCCTGTTTTCTTGTTCTTCATGATAAACGGCTTACCGCTTATATCACGGCGAAAGCGGTTCATCAGCATTATCATATGTGGGTCAAGTTCAATCTCCCTGTAAAGGTTGGTAAGCAGCCAGCGCCGGGGCATCAAAGGGCTTTCGGCTTGCATAAGGGCCATACGCCAATCAATGGTATCCTTGCGGCTTCTGTCAACGGCCCATTCGGTTATGCGGATAATCTGCTTATCCTGAACCGTTCCTTTCGGGGTTACCTCGTTTTGCAAATCCTCTTTCCTTCTTACTATTTTGTCCTTTCCCATCTATTTTGATTTACCCTTTAATGTTTGATTTAAGCTACATGAGCCTTTTTCTACCACTTTGTATTGTCTATAACTATATCTCGAATTTTTAGACATTCCCTAAACGTTCCCTACGTTTGCTTTTATGATTAAAACTGCTTCCATTCCCTTTTTAAATTCTGAAATTTCAATTGCAAGCGATTCCAAGGATGTTTATATCCATGAATCTTTATTCAATTGTGCACCATCTCATTTCACCGGATTCAGGGCACCGTATCCGGGTTTCGTAACACGTGAAGGCTTTATACATTTATTATCCTTCATTTCTTCCCGCGCTTCCATTCCACTTATTAATTGGTATCGCGATATTTTTATGATTGAAGCCTCCTTATTTTTTAAACCTCTTGAATCTGTAAATGGCATGGTTCGTTTTGATAATAAGATTATTCAATGCATTGAAAAACAAAACCATATTTATTACAAGCTGAACGATATTACTTCCGTAATGGGTTTTGCTAAACACAGTCAGGCATATCAGCAAATCCTTTTGATGCGCGGGGCGGTATTAGGGCCGGTAAAACAAATAAGGCATGGTATTTAACCCGTGAAGCATTATATGAACTTCTTAAAACAAGCAAGTTCACAGAAGCCCGTTATAGGCTCAATCAATTTTTTTCAGCCACATCGCAAAAAATACAATGGCCTGCCGAAATATACCCTATGCTTCATCACATTGCTGATGACCATATTACCGAGCGAAAAAAAATAGCTGAAGATTTCTGCCACTTTTTAAAAGCAACCGGTTATCTATAAATAAAGAACGATATATTACCAAGGCCCCTGAATGTTCTCACCATTATTCCACGGGCCGGGAAATTTGTTATAATCACTTTCAAACTTCTGGTCACTCCATACACCCCAAACATCCAAATTGCCGCAAGCGTCATCTTGAGGGTAAGGCAAACCTTTGGGCGCAATCTTTCCCATTGAAACCTCTTTCAGCCATTTAATGGCATCGTGGTAACGCTGCAACCTTGTTTCAGGAATTGAGCCGGGATTAACCCTGCTATGCAAATGGTATAAAAACAAGTCAAGCGTAATGCGTAAAATACTTTGGTGCCTGTTGTTTCCGCTTGCTGAAAAAATGGCGTTGGTATCGTAACGCACATTTATATAGTCCGTTACTTCGGCTATTGCATACTGTTCGGCCCCGTCCTTCAGGGGGTCATTGTCGTCTTCGCTGGTCTCATCAAGCACCTGTTCCAATATATCTTCCTTAATAAGCACTTCAATATCTTCTTCGGTTAGCCAAATCATACTAAATCGTTTTCATTAATTATTGAATAGGTAAAGCTGTTTCCGTAAATGGCTGCGCTCTTTTCGCAAAGGCCCATAAACTCATCGAAGTCCGTTCCGCTGCTGAATACCTGGCAGGCTGCGCTCCAATTCCAAAGCGTGGTAGTAGTTACATCTTTCAATGCACGGTGTATTTGCACGGCGAACATTCCTGTTTGAACCGCCCCATCGAAATAAAGCTTGCCATCGCGCACATTATCGCGTATCAATCTTATCGGCCCTTTTTGGGTAAGGCATTTATAGGTATCAATAGTGCCGTTCAATAAATGGCTGCTATGCACCCCAAATTCAAAGAAACAGCGTTGCGGCACAGCAAGAATTCCCGTGCCATCAGGGTTAACAGGTTTCAGCAAATAAGCTAATCCCGGATGGGTGGTAATATCATAAACCTTTATTTGCTGTTTACCGGTTGCGTCGCTGTAAATAACAACCATACTATCATCGAACCGGTTGGGGTCTTCGGTCGCATTCCTTATACCTATAATGTTTAAATTATATGGTTTTAAAGTTTCGAAAAACTTCCACCCGTATTTATCCCAAAGGGTTTCAATCTTTGAAATCAGTATATTGTCATTTGAAAGCTTGCCTGTAAGTGTATTCATGGGTTTAATATTGGTTACGTCTTTCAAGGCGCTCAACAATGGGTTCAAAATCCCTTACGCGGCCCCGTTTGTTTAGTAGAAAAATCCCCCCTTCGCATGCATCGGGGAAGTCATCATTTATCTTACTTCCTTTTTCAAACCCTAAAAACTGGTCAACCCCGCGTTGCATGTCTTCGCCATTCTCATCACTATTAAAAAATATATGTCCGCGCTCAAATAATGGCGACAGGTTTTCGATACGCGAAAACTTATCGGGCTTCGCCCTTTCATCACGCCTGATGCGCAATTGATAGCCTCTTAAATCACCTTCTTCCGCAAACTCCTGAAGGAACAAATCCTGAATCATTACAACTTCCATCCAATAGCTACAAACCGCTTCGCCTCCCTTTCCACGCTGAATAGTTTCGTGCAGGTCATACATATGTTTCACTGCCACGCTTATTGAACATTTGCGGACAAAGGCATTCAGGATATGATATTCGCGCCCTGCTTTGCCAATCAATACAATGGCTTTATAATCGGAAGAAGCGGTTGCTTTATAGGAAGGGTCGAAATAGCAAATCAGTTCTTCATATCGGCTATAATCCATAGCCGGTTTATAATGTATCCAGTTATTTTTAAATACAGTTCCTTCCACAATGGGAGAGTTCATGTATTCGCGCATCCAGGCGCGTTGGGTTGAATCTTCTCTTAGTTCCTGCCAATAAGCGCGGCTGTATTTTTCCGGCCAACTTGGATTACCGAATTCATCAACGGCATCCACTTTTAAATGATGCCAGTTTCCTTTAACCTGGTATGATGCCGCGCCCGGTGCCGGTATCTTTTTAAGCGCTATTTGCTTTGCGTCCTTCAGCTTCTCATCAACAATAGAGCCGAGTATGCTTATTTTTGCAAAGCGGTTATTAGCTATAATAAATCTTTTATATCCTTTATCCATCGTAGGATATAAATCTTCCATTGCCCAATCAACGGCTTCGCGCACAAGCGCCGGGTTCTTTGAAAGCTTCTTTGAATCGCAGTCATCGAATACAATCATATCGGGCCGGTGCTCTTCATTACGGGTTCCACGCGGTGATTGGCCTAAACCGAGTGCATAAAATGCAACGCCGTTTTTTGTCACAAATTCTCCTTCTTCCCAACTGCCGTGATTGAACTGGTCTCCAAAATCATTGATGAACCTTGTATTGCGCATCAGGTTAGCCTGTATAGCTGCTAACAGCCGGTTAGCCATCTTCTCGGTTTTGCTTATCAGAAGCAACCCGTGCATTTCACCCTTCACCATAAACCATAAAGGCCGCGCCATGCTGCTATGAACCGACTTAGCGCCCCCCCGGTATATTTCCTCTACAAAACTTATAACTCTATTTTGCGCTAAAATGTTACTGCCTAATAAATGATACCAGGCACATTTAATTATTCGCGTTCCGATTTTTATAGTATCGCGATAAGTGTTTTTAAATTTGTGTCCCCAACCAACATTAACTATTTGAGTTTTTTCAGGGCCTTCCTCTGTAATATCCTCTTCGCAATAACGGGGGAAATAATATTCAAAGAAAAACTGATAATCTTCAAGCGCCCTTTTTTTGCGGGCCATTTTGGTTTCAATGGCTTCCTCAATGTCAATGGGCGTTGAAGCTTCAATCTGCTTGCACCATTGCTCAAATTCGTTATATGTGAATTTTTTAGCCATTGTTACCGCTGCAATTTTCTTTTCACAAACTCCCTCGCATAGGGCAACATCTTCTTCACAAAATCCAAATCGGTAGGCTTCACGAAATTTCCGAACTCAACCAGCGCCGCCATCAGCGTGGAAGCATCCAACCGGTTGCTGAATTTTTGAATGGCCGAACCAAGCTTGTTTAGCGCGTCGGCTTCTTTGGCATTGATAACCCGCTTCTCGGCGCGGATGGTATCCGTGATTTCCTGGCTTAATTCGTAGAAGGTTTTTACCAGCGTTAACGGGCTATTATTCTGCACCAACCTTACCGTTTCCCAATTGTCTTCATCCTTCCATTTCCCAATAGTTTTTTCATTGATATTTAAATCAATGGCTATTTCCTTTTGGGTCATGTTGGCCTGACTGAACAGAATTCCGGCAAGCCTCCGGTCAGGATGTTCCTTGCGCCGTGATTTGGGTTTTGCCTTTTGCTCTTTCGCCTTCCGCTTCGGTTTCATGGAAACAAAAATGCGTAGCATTTTTAGTGAATAGGTAAGAAACTTTCCTAATTATCCTATTGCAAAGTACAATAATCCGTTACAGTGGATTATTGGTAAAGTTCATTTGCATGTTACTTTTTTGTGTTTGATTTTTGGGCTTGCAAACACGAAATGAACGGGTAAGCAAAATGGCAGAAAAAGCAAAAAGCA